TGAGTGATTCCAGAAGGTTATTCAGTTAATCATTATTTAACTGATACTAATGCTTTCTTTATCACTACTGATGTTCCTGACGGAATGAAGCATTTTGTTAGAGCTCCTATGACTACTACTATGGATGGAGACTTCGATACTGGTAATGTTAGATATAAAGCGAGAGAAAGATATTCTTTCGGTGTATCTGACCCACTAGGTATCTTTGGTTCACCAGGTAGTTCGTAAGAACTTTAGGGGAGCACACGCTCCCCTTTTTTTTATGTTATATTATTAATATCTAGGATTTTTAAATTGTTCTATAGACTGACCTAGCAGACAAGCCAAGACGATAGAACTTATTTTCGAGGAGAAAATTATGGCAAAAACAACATTTTCAGGTCCAGTTAAGTCATTAGCAGGATTTATATCAGCAGGTAATGCAAATGTAGTTAGCTTAACAGCAGATACTACACTTACTGTTGCAGCACACGCAGGAAAAATATTAACTTGTAATGATGCTGATGGTAAGTTTACTTTACCTAGCATAGTAGCAACAGCTCCAGGTGAAGATGGAGACCCAAATCAAACAAATAACTTAGGTGCATCTTTCTTTTTTGTAGTAGAAACAGCAGCTACTGATATGGACATACTTACAGATGGTACAGATAAATTTGTAGGTGGTTTATATACAGGTGTTGATGATGCTACAGGTAAAACATTTATTTCTGGTGCAGCTAATGATGTCATTACATTAAATGGCTCAACTAAAGGTGGATTAGCAGGTAGTATTATTAAAGTAACTGCAATGGGTAGTGCTAAATACGCTGTAGAAGGAATCACTTTAGGTTCAGGCACTTTAGTAACTCCATTTGCTAACGCTTAATAGGAGATAAATTATGGCTGATGCAGTAACAACACAAACCATAATAGATGGTGAAAGAAATTGTGTTATGAAATTTACTAATGTTAGCGATGGCACAGGAGAATCAGCAGTAGCTAAGGTGGATGTATCTGCCTTAGCTTCTAACTCAGCAGGTACAGCTTGTTCAGAAGTTAGAGTTATGCGAGTTAGTCACGCTATCGTGGGTATGTCTGTTCAAATGTTCTTAGATGCTTCAAGTAATGTTTTATTAATTGAACTTGCTGAAAGTAGTAATGGGCATATGGACTTTAAAGATTTTGGTGGTTTACCAAATAACGCAGGTAGTGGTAAAACAGGAGATATTTTGTTTACTACTAAAGGTCACTCATCAGGAGATACTTATTCTATCGTTTTAGAAATGGTTAAAGTATATTCTGATTAATAGGTATTTATTATGGCAAATTATATAATTTCAGAAACTGGTGAATTTCCACCACAATACAAAGTTTTAAAAGCTTCAGATGATGGTATTTGGAGACCAGTATTTGGTCCTGATCCTGATTTAGCAGATGCACAACGCAAGTGTGATGAGATGAATGGCGTAAGAGCTAGAGATGACAAAGGTCATTATGTAGCTGATGATCCATCTACACCTGATGTTAATGAAGCTTATGTTGGTGGTAAGAAACCAAAAAAGAAAACAGTTAAAAAAACAGCAGCTAAAAAAAGGGGTAGACCTAAAAAAGCTGCATCTAAATAAGGGTATAAAATTATGGCAAAAATGAAAAGTAAGATGGGTTACAAAGGTGGTAAAAACACTATGAAAACCAAAATGGGCATGGCTGGTGGTAGACAACCAAAAGCAACTGAAATGGGTGCTGAATTTAATAAAAATTATGTTAGAAGAATGTTTGGTTCTGGTGGCAATACTAAAATGACTAACGATTTACCTAAAGAAAGTAAATATGGCACAGGTAGAAAAGTTATGATGAGAAGTAAAATGTCTACTAAAGGTGGTATGAAAGGCGGTAAAAAAAACTAAGTAGTAAATATGCCAATGAGAAAACAGGCGAAGATGCCGCCTAGAAATAAAAAAAACTTTCGCTCTACTAAGTCTGGAGCTGGAATGACTAAAGCAGGAGTTAAAGCTTATAGGCGTTTAAATCCTGGTTCTAAGTTAAAAACAGCAGTAACAGGTAAAGTTAAGAAAGGTAGTAAGGCAGCAAAACGCAGAAAGTCTTATTGTGCAAGGTCTTTAGGGCAACTTAAAAGAAGTTCAGCTAAAACTAGAAATGATCCTAATTCAAGAATTAGACAGGCTCGTAGAAGGTGGAAGTGTTAATTGAGAAAACGCAAAGACCCTAAAGTAGGAACAGGAAAAAAACCCAAAGGAAGTGGGAGGAGATTATATACTGATGAAAATCCAAAAGATACTATTAGCATTGCTTACAAAACTCCAGCAGATGCTAGAAAGACTGTGGCTAAAGTTAAAAGAATTAACAAGCCTTTTGCTAGGAAAATTCAAATCCTTACTGTGTTGGAACAAAGAGCAAAAGTCGCAGGTAAAAAAGAACAAGCAAAAATCGCCAAAAAAGGCAAAGAAGCAATAAGAAAAAAAGAAGGTAGATAATGGCAACAAGTGGAACAACAGCATTTACACTAGATTTAGGTGATATTATGGAAGAAGCTTATGATCTATGTGGAAGTGAGTTACGTTCTGGTTATGACTATAAAGGAGCAAAACGTGCTCTTAATCTTATTTTTTTAGAGTGGCAAAATAAAGGATTAAATCTATGGAAGATAGAACAAGCTACTCAAACACTTACTGCTGGCACTAATACATATACTTTAGAATCTAGTGCTTTAGAAGTTGTAGATGCTTTTATAAGAACGGATGCAGGTGATACAGATAATCAGTTTGATCAAAGATTAAATAGAATATCAAGAACAGAATATAATCATCAAGCTGTTAAATTATTAGAATCAAAGCCAACTCAGTTTTTTATTGATAAAGGTACAAGTTCTAACAGTATAGTTTTGTGGGCAACTCCTGATTCTGCAGAAACATATACATTGGTATATGACTATATTAAAAGAATAGAAGATGCTGGTAATGTTGCAAGTAATAATGCAGATGTGCCTAGTAGATATTTACCATGTCTAACATATGCTTTAGCTTATAATTTAGCTTGTAAAATACCTGAAGCACAGAATAGAGTTGGAATGATTAAACAAAGGTATGATGAACTTTGGAATGATGTAAGCGATGCTGATAGAGAAAAAGCATCTGTTAAATTTGTTCCTGATATAAATTTATATAGATGAGTTATGCAGTAGGTAAAAAAGCTTTAGGTGATTGTGATAGATGTGGATTTACCTATAAGTTAAAAGATTTAAAATATGAAATACAAGATAGTATTCGTAATGGATTAAGAGTTTGTCCTGAATGTTTTGATATTGATCATCCACAATTAAAGATTGGTGAGGTAGATTCATCTGATAATCAATCATTATTTAATCCAAGACCTGATAGGGGTGAAAAATCATCTACTGAATATTTTGGATTTAATCCTGTATCAGGAACAGGACTTATATTAAGAACAGAAATTGGGAAAGTTAAAGTGAGTACAGGATAATGGCTTGGACATTTACAACATTAAAAACAGCTATACAAGATTATACTAATAATACAGAAACTACTTTTGTAAATAATTTAGATGAATTTATAGTTAATACAGAAGATAGAATACAAAAACTTGTATCGCTTCCAGTATTTAGAAAAAATGTTACAGGAACTTTAACATCAGGTAATCAATATTTATCTACTCCTACTGATTTTTTATCATCACATTCTTTAGCTGTAGATAATAGTGGCTATGAATATTTATTATTTAAGGATGTAGCTTTTATAAGAGAAGCTTATCCTAATAGTTCTACAACAGGTGTGCCAAAATATTATGCTAGATTTGATGAAGATAGTTTTATTGTTGCACCGACACCAAATGCAAATTTTACTGCAGAACTTCATTATGAATATACACCAACATCTATTACAACAAGTGGTGATGGAACAAGTTATATAGGAACAAATGGACCAGATTGTTTATTATATGGGTCTTTGGTAGAGGCTTATACATTTATGAAAGGTGAACCAGATATTATGGTTAATTATGAAAAAAGATTTCAAGAAGCTGTATCAAGATTTAAAGTATTTGCTGAAGGTAAAAACACTAAAGATAACTACAGGACAGGTCCTGTAAGACAACAGGTAACATAATGTTTACAGTAGATGTATCAACAAGTTTGGGTAATATTGACGTTAAAACAACTCAAAACAAAGGATTAAGTCCTGAACATTGGACAGAAAGAATAATGGAAAAGTTAATTTCTATTAGTGATAATGCTGATCCAATGGTAAAAGCACAGGCACAAGCTTTTAAAGATAATATGACAAATGTTGTATTATTTTATTTAAAACAAGCTATAGCTAGTGATAGAGCTACTGTAGCAGGATTATTAGAAAAACAAGGTCATAAAGATATGGCTGAAATTATTAGGAGACTATAATGGCAATTTCACAAGCAATGTGTACATCTTTCAAACAAGAATTATTAGAAGGAGTACATAATTTTAAGAATAGTGGTGGTAGCACTTTTCAATTAGCTTTATATACGAGTTCTGCATCATTAGGTGCATCTACAACAGCTTATACTACTTCAAATGAAGTTAGTGGTACTAACTATACTGCTAAAGGCGGAACTTTAACTAGAGTTGATCCTAGTACATCAGGAACTACTGCATTAACAGATTTTGCAGATTTAACATTTAGTACAGCTACTGTTACTGCTAGAGGTGCCCTTATATTTAATGATAGTGCATCAGGTGATCCTGCTGTATGTGTATTAGATTTTGGTGGAGATAAAACTTCTACAGCAGGAGACTTTACTATTCAGTTTCCAGCAGCAGATGCATCAAACGCTATTATAAGAATAGCTTAGTAGCCTATGGCTAATATAACTGGTTGGGGTCGAGGGACCTGGGGACAACTTACTTGGGGTGAGCCTATACCAGTTGTTGTTACTGGAGTCGCAGGAACTACTGCACTTGGTAATGAAACAGTAATAGCTAAAGCTTTAGTATCAGTTACTGGAGTAAGTGCTACATCAGCTTTAGGAAGTGAAACTGTAACAGGAACAGCTAATATTTCTGTTACAGGAAATGTAGGTACATCAGCATTAGGTGATGAAGTTGTTGCTGCTGATGCAAATACTTCAGTTACAGGTAATACTGGAACTTCAGCTTTAGGTAATGCTATTACTATGGGAGCTGCTGTTACAGGAGTTTCTGGTTCAGCATCAGTAGGAACTCTTGGTGATGAATCAGTATCTGCAGCAGCTAATGTTGCTATTACTGGTATTTCTGCTACAAGTTCTTTAGGAAGTATATCTTTAGTAACAAATAATATACTTTCAGTTACAGGTTTATCAGGAACTACAAGTTTAGGATCAGAAACTGTAATAGCTAAAGCAGATGTATCTATAACTGGTTTATCTGCTACTGGAGAAATACAAGGCGTTAATATTTGGTCTATAATAGATGATTCACAAACAGCAAGTTATAGTAATATATCAACAACACAAACAGCAAATTATTCAGAAATTTCTACTTCACAAACACCAGATTGGAGTGAAGTAGCATAATAAAATTATAAAGAGGAATACACAATGGCAAGTACATATGTAAATGATTTAAGATTAAACGAAATGGCTACTGGTGATGCTAGTGGTACATGGGGTGAAACTACAAATACTAATCTTGAATTAATAGCAGAAGCTTTTAGTTATGGCACAGAAGCCATTACTACAAATGCTGATACGCATACTAGCACTATAGCTGATGGTGCTACAGACCCTGTTAGGTCTATGTTTGTTAAATATACAGGCACATTAGATTCTACTTGCACTATAACTATAGGACCTAATACTGTATCTAAATTATGGGTTATAGAAAATGGAACAAGTGGTTCTCAATCTATAATTATTAAACAAGGTACTGGTGCTACAGTAACAATACCTACTGGTAAAACTAAAGTAGTTTATTCAGATGGAGCAGGTTCTGGTGCAGCAGTTGTAGATGCTTTTGCTTCTTTAAATTTAGAAACAAGTGGAATTATAGAAAGTAGTTCTTCTATTCAAACACCTCTTATAGAATATACCGATGGTGATGATGCCATAACCATAGCTGATGGTGGTGGAGTAACTATGGCAGCAGGTATAACTTCTACTGCTGCTGCTAATACTTTTGGTGCTACATCATTTAATGATGCTGATATAACAAATGTAGGATCAATAGCGTTAGATACTATAACTAATGATGGAACAGATATAACTCTTGATTCAAGTGGCGACATAATTCTTGATGCTGATGGAGCTGACATACTACTTAAAGATGCAGGCACTACTTTTGGTGAACTTACAAACTCATCAACAGATTTTGTAATTAAATCTACTACTTCTGATAAAGACATATTGTTTAAAGGCAACGATGGTGGTTCTGCTATCACAGCCCTAACCCTTGATATGTCAGATGCAGGAACAGCACAATTCAATAAAGAAATAGATTTATTACAAAGCAATCATATAAGGTGGAAACACGCAGCAGGTGGAACTATTAGAGCTTCTATTGATGCAGACAGTAATGATAATTTAATGTTCTATACAGGTTCTAGTGAAACTGAAAGAATGCGTATTGATGGTTCAGGAAACGTGGGAATTGGCACAGCTACTGTAGCAGCAGCTAATGCAGCAGCAGATGATTTTGTAATAAAAGGAAGTGGAACTGCTGTTGGTTTGACAATATCGCAAGATAGTGACTCAGGAACAGGCACTATATTTTTTGGTGATACTTCAAGCAGTTCATCGGCAGGTCTTAGATACAATCACAACACAGGTGATATGACAATATCTGCCGAAGATGACATTATTTTTACTTGCGATGCAGCTAGTTTTGGCGGCACAATCAATGGCGTAGGTATATCTAGTAATATTACTAACTTTAGTGAAAGTATGCTCATTAGTAATGATGCAGGTACAGGCACTTTATCTAGTGCTACTAATAATACAGGTTTTGGTTATGAAGTTTTTGATGACTTAACAAGTGGTGTTTCTAATACTGCTTTCGGTAGAAAAGCGTTAACTGTTAATACGACAGGTGGTTCAAATACAGCTATAGGTATGAACGCCTTGGTAGCTAATACTACTGGTTCTAGTAACACAGCTGTCGGTAAATCTGCTTTAACATCAAATACAACAGCATCAAATAACACAGCTGTAGGTTTTTCAGCATTAGACACGAATACAACAGGCTCACAAAACGTGGCAATAGGCTATGCTGCTTTAGATGCTAACACAACAGGTGGTAATAACACAGCAATAGGTATGTCTGCACTTGATGCTAATACAACAGCAGATAGTAATACAGCTGTTGGATATGAAGGTTTAACTGCTAATACAACAGGATTTAGTAATACAGTATTAGGTGTACAAAGTATGGCTGCCAATACTACAGGTAATTCAAATGTAGCTATAGGTAATTCATCTTTAATTGCTGCAACTGTTTCTGACAGACAAGTAGGTATAGGTGTAGAAGCTTTAAAAAATTACAACAATACTACAGCAGGTGACCATTATAACGTAGCCATAGGTTATGCAGCAGGTAGAGATACAGTAGATGGTTTATACAATGTTTTCTTAGGTGGATTAGCAGGTTATGACGGAGACAATGGAGATAATAATGTTTTTGTTGGTTATGCAGCAGGTCAAAATAATGCAGCTTCTTTTAACACAGCAGTTGGTTCTTTATCTCTAGACGCTAACACAACTGGAGCAGGAAACACAGGGATTGGTTACAATTCATTAAGTGAAAACACTACAGGAACTATAAATACTGCTGTAGGTAATGCTTCTTTAGATGCTAATACAACAGGTTCAAATAATGTAGCTATTGGTGATAATGCATTAGGAGCTAATACCACAGGTGATGCTAATACAGCAGTCGGTAAAGGTGCTTTAACCGATAATACAACTGGAACAAACAACGTAGCTGTAGGTGAAAATGCATTAGCTAATAACACCACAGCAAGTCAAAATACAGCAGTAGGGCAAAATGCTTTATTAACTTCTACAACAGCAGCAGATAATATTGCTATAGGACATGATGCTATGCGATTGACTACTGGCGGTGGTAATAATATTG